CGCGCAGGCTTACGAGGGCTTCAACTGGATGTACGGTGATGACGAAGAGGCGAAGAACCTGCAGCAGCGCTTCCAGGATCTGACGAACATCATCAACGCCCTGACAGGAACTGAATACGACTTCTCCGGATCCGGTCTGGCCGGCATGGGCGCGACTATCGAGAACATGAAGACCGGCACCACGGATCTTGCCGACAGCTGGCAGGCCGCCATCAAGGAAGCCAACAACTACGCCGATGCGGTTGAAAAGAACGATGCGATTCAGCAGGAGTATCTGAACAACCTGATCAACGGCGTATACCAAGGCACGCTGAAGGAAGAAGAGCTCCGGGCAGCCCTGGAGGAATCCTTCAAGGATTACGAAAACGGCGGTGAACTGGTCGAACAGACCATGGAGAAGGTCAAGGCCGGCGTAGAGGCTGCGAAGGCTGCAGCCGAAGGCTCCGGGCAGACCGCCCAGAGTGAAGCTGAGCAGACCGTTGCCGCTGTTGGTACTGTCATTACCCAGATGGAAGAGCTGAAGAAGGCCTACGATGAGGCGAAGGAAAGCGCCAAGAAGGCCCTCGGAAGCCGGTTCGGCCTCTTTGACGATACAGGAGACCCAGCCCAGGGGAAAACCACCACCGAGATGGGAAACAACCTGCAGAAGCAGCAGAAATACTGGGAAACGTATAACACGGCCCTGGAAGCTGTTCTACAGAAAGGCGTCTCCAAGGAGATTGCCTCCCAGCTGACTGACGGATCTGCTGAAAGCCTGGCGGCCCTGCAGTCCCTGGCACAAGCAACTCCGGAAGAAGTCCAGAAGATCAACGAGGAGTTCGCCAAGGTCGAGGCCAGCAAGGACACGCTGGCCGGAACCATCGCGGACATGGAGACAAGCTTCACCGAAGGCATGGCAGCCCTGAAGGAAGAGCTTGAAAACACCGTCAAGGAACTGGATAAAGGCTCCGAAGCGGCGCAGGCTGCAGCGGACACCATGGCGGCCTATGTGGCAGCCCTTGGAGAAGCTGAAGGCGATTCCACCGCACAGGCCACAGCCATCGCGGACGCGGTCAACGCGGCCCTGTCCACAATCGCGGACGTGGATGTGGACATTACCTATCACTACAAAACCGAAGGTTCCCCGCCTTCAGAGGCCGGAGGAACCGAAGGGCATGACGCCATCGGTACCGACAACGCCATGGCCGGTATTCACCTGGTCGGCGAGGAAGGCCCGGAACTGGTCATGATGCACGGCGGCGAGAAGGTGCTGACCGCGCATGAGACAGTGAACGCGCTGTCCGGATCCGGAAGTGACGGAGGGAAGTCCGTGCAGGTCACATTCTCTCCCGTCTACAACGTGAACGGAGGAAACGCCGCGGACATCCGGGCCGTGCTGGAACAGCAGAGCGAGAACCTGTACGACCAGGTACGCAACATCATGGAGGACGTATTTACAGACCGGAGACGGACGGCCTACGCGTAAAGGAGTGAGAGCATGAGCACCTATACCACTGTACAGGGGGATATGTGGGACTCCATCGCCCATAAGCTGACCGGATCCGAGGAGGTCACCGCCCAGCTGATCGAGGCGAACCTGGACAAGAGCGCGATCTACATCTTTCCTGCCGGAGTCGTGCTGAACGTGCCAGATTTCAACAACTACGCTGCGGACGAAGAATACTATCCTCCGTGGAAGAAGTGAGGTGATCCGCTTTGGCTGACGCTGACATCTACAAGAAACAGATCGAGTACAAACAGCAGGAGCTGGCCAGACGGTCAGCCTGGAAGCTGAAGTTCCACGGCGTTGACTGTACGGACGTGGTCATGAAGGATCTGATCAGCATCGACATCACGGACAACGAAAGCGAGTCCACGGACGATTTGCAGATCAAGGTCGCGGACAATGACGGCAAGTGGGTCCAGAGATGGCTCACGGAAACGATCTTTACCGGGGCCACCGTGCGCGGCCTTCGGATCGAAGCCTGGGTCGGCGTCCGGAAGGGTGAGAAGATCGTACAGCAGAAAGCAGGCACCTTCCACCTTGACAGCCTGAAGGCCGGCGGTCCTCCCAGCACCGTCACCATCAAAGCATCTTCCCTGCCGTACAAAGGCGGCATCCGGGACGAGCAGCGAAACAAAGCCTGGGAAAACTACACGCTGGCAGGAATTGCCGGTGAGATTGCCGGAAAGGCCGGGCTTTCCCTGGTCTATGACGCGCCGACCATCTCCTATGAACGGCGTGAGCAGAACGAGATGGCAGACCTTGCATTCCTCCGGGCCCTGTGCCGGGAGGCCGGGATCCATCTGAAGATCTGCGACATGAAGATGATCCTGATGAGCAGCGAAGCCTACGCGAAGTCTGCAAGCGTCATGACGATCAAGTTCATGGACGGCAGCTACACAAAATGGGACCTGGAAACCGGTTCACGCGACATCGTGTACGACTCCTGTATCGTCCGCTACGCGCATCCGGAGAAAGGCCTGATTACCGGATCCGCTGAGTCTGAAAAGTATGCAGACAACGAGGAACACAATCAGCTGACGATCACCAACCGGAGAGTCGAAAGCGAAGGCGAAGCGAAGGAGATCGCGGCACAGGAGCTGCGGCTGAAGAATGAATTCGGCGAGTGTGCCACCTTCACGCTTCCGGGCAACCCCGGACTCATGGCCGGACAGAACATCGACCTGGAAGGCTTCGGGTACTGGAGCGGAAAACATCCGATTGCCTGTGTGAAGCACAAGCTTTCCTCCAGCGGCTACACCACGGAGGTCAAGCTTGGAGCGGACATCAGCCAGTATTCCGGAAACGGATACGATGACTACACCCTCGGCTCCGGACAGATCGTCCGGCTCGGTACGGTCGTGGACGTGAACGAGGACAAGACCAAGGCCCGTGTGAAGTTCACCAGCCAGGGGATCATTTCAGACTGGCTGTATATCGCGCAGTTCCCGGAATGGGGCAATATCTCCGGCGAGATGTACACCGAATACGCCACCCATAAGCATCACATTGCGGAGAAGTGGGGCGATATCAAGGACTCTCTCGGCGGTAACCTGCAGGGCGATGAAACCGACTGGGACGGCGGCCACAACCACCGTGTCAAGCACATCCAGTGGTTCGTCCGGGTGAACGACAAAGCCATCTGCCTCTTCCCCTCCGGAAGTGACAGCCACGGCTACATTGTGGGGTGTATCAACCAATGAAAACTGGAATGCTCGGAAACGTGCCCTTCGAGGTCACGGACAAGACATGCCGGACGATCCGGAATCTGTCCCGGTCGAATAAGGCAAACTACTCCACGCATAAGCTGGTGGCCAAGAAAGGCATCCTGGAATATACCGGCGTAGATCCGGAAGTTATTTCCTTCGAGGTGTACTACTCGGCATGGCTTGGCTCGAATCCGGAGACGTGGAGAAAGAAGCTTGTGAAGCTTCTGGAAAAGGGCAAGGCGCTGACCTTTGTTCTCGGCACCTGGCCCATCGGTACCCAGTGGGTGATTGAAAGCCTGAACTTCAACACAGAGTACTACTACAAGGACGGTACTCCGGCAGACTACAAGGCTTCGATCAGCCTGAAGGAATACTACGCGTAAGGAGGCATCGGAATGATCATTATCAGATCGACTGACAAAATGACTCTTTCCCTGGCTCCGAAAACGGAACAGGAAGCGAGAGCGCAGGAGCTTTACATCCTGATCAGCACGATCAAGGGTGAATGTCCGCTTTACCGGGATTTCGGCGTAAGCAACGATTACCTGCACATGCCGGTAGACGCTGCTGAAACTGCCTATACCGTGGCCATGATAGAAGCCCTGCGGAAGTACGCTCCGGACGTGGAGCTGGACAATATCCGCTTCGAAGGCAGAAATCTGATGACAGGCATTCTGAATCCTGTTCTGGAGGTGAGTGACATTGAGTAGGGATACGACACCGTATATCTTCATCGATGCGGACCCGAACACCATGGTCGAGACGCTGACAGCGAAGTATGAGAGCATCACCGGAAGAACGGTCCACCCAGCCAGCCCGGAGAAGCTGTTCATTCAGTGGGTGGCGGCCACAATGGTCCTGCTGGCAGAACAGATCAACTTCGCCGGGAATCAGAACATTCCGTCTAAGGCGGTCGGTGAAGGCCTGGACAATCTGGCACAGATCTTCTTCATCAAACAGCGTCCGCAGGCCAAACCGGCCACCGTGACGCTGCGCTTCACCATTTCCGAAGCGCAGACCACAGCGGTCCTGGTTCCTGCCGGAACGCGGGTCACGACATCTGATCAGTCGGTCGTGTTCGTGACGGACAAGGATGTGTACGTGACCGCCGGAGAAACCACCGTGGACGTGACCGCCACCTGTGACACGCCGGGTACCGGCGGCAACGGATATGTGTCAGGGCAGATCAACACCTGTGTGGACCTGTTCGCCTACTACACCAGCGTGACCAACATCACGATGTCTGACGGCGGCAGTGATACAGCCACGGATGATGAATTCTACGATCTGCTTCTTGCCGGACAGGACGCCTACACTTCAGCAGGCGCCAGAGGCGCGTATGAGTATTACGCCAGGAGCGTGTCCACGGAGATCCGGGACATCGTGGTTAATTCTCCGGAGCCCTGCGTGGTGAATATCTACGCGGTCATGGATGACGGCACGCTGGCATCCTCCGAAATGAAGGCCGCGATCCTGGCGGCATGCAACGATGAGGACATCCGGCCGCTGACGGATCAGGTCAGCGTGGAGGATGCGGAGCTGGTGACCTACAACATCACCATGACCTACTACCTGAGCCGGGACAGCACTGAAAGCGCTGCCGTGATCCAGGAGAAGGTCGAGAAGGCCGTGCAGGACTTCATTGCATGGGAGAACGCGCAGATCGGCCGGGACATCAATCCCTCCAAGCTGAACCAGCTGGTGGTGGAAGCCGGCGCGAAACGGACCGTGATTACCTCACCGACATTTACCGTGCTGAAAAACGGTACTGTCGAGGATCCTTCGACAGCAGAGCCGGAAGACTACGTTCCGCAGCTGGCCAAGGTCGGCACAGTAACCCTCACGAATGGGGGCTATGAAGATGAGTAACGGAATCACGCAGGAGAACATGCTGTCGGTTCTGCCGGGTGTATTGGCCCGGGATGACGGCATGTTCAGCCTGGCGAAGCTGATCGGCTGGATCTTCGGAGAAAACTCCGGAAAAGTGAACGCGCCTGCCGTATTCCAGAACATCAGCAGCATGGATGAAGACCTGCTGGATATCCTGGCGAAGGATCTGAAGGTTGACTGGTACGATTATGACGCGGACATAGAAACCAAGCGCCGGCAGATTCTGACAAACTGGCACGTTCGGGAGCGCCTCGGAACGGTCGGCGCTGTGAAAACAGCCCTGCAGGCCGTATGGCCAGATACCACTGTTGAGGAATGGTACAACTATGACGGCGAGCCCGGATACTTTCGGGTGCTGCTGAGCATGGACACCTCCGGAACGATAAACTTTTCCAAAGCTGTCCGGATGATTGAGATCTTCAAGCCTGTCCGGGCACACATTGACGGATATCCAATCCTGAGAATCAGATGCGGAATCGTGATCAAGACCGCGAAGGATCAGCACAAATACCATGTGCCTGTTTCCGGAACGATCCCACGGTATTCCACGCACGGCGATAAGTCCCATGAGAATATCGTAATCGAAAGCGGAGGCGGCAGTCAGCCGTATCACGATCCTGTGACGGGCCAGGTTACCGCCGGTACATATCCGACCTACACTACCCACGGAGACGTTGGAGCAGGTGGGCTTGAGGTCGGTGCCGCGTCTGTTTCTGCAAACTACGGCGTCCGGAAATGCGGGACGCCGGTCAATTCACTATTTTGACAGGAGGTGATGGACCATGTTGCAAGCTGCAGCCTATACGGATCTGGAGAACTACATTGTGAAACGGATCTACAAAGCGCAGTACCAGAGAAACGGATCCTGGTATGACGCAGCCCTGGTGAGCAAGGAAGTAACGCGAAACGGAATTGCCCGGATCAAAGTGCAGATTTCTCCCGGGGTTGTCACAACGATCACCGGCGTCCGGCTGATCAACACGGACAACCAGGTGTGGGCCGTGAAAACAGTCAATGTCGGAATCGAGAGAGCGGACGAGAACCTGCTACAGTGGTTCGACTTTGAAATCACGGAGGAGGAGAGCTGATGTACAACCGGATCATCTGGGTAGACGAAACCGATGAGTTCGAAAACCGGTACAGAGAAACGGCGAACCCGGACGGCACGATTACCCACACCAAAGAAACTGGAGAGGTGTACGTTGAAGGCACTCCCCAGAACGCAGCAAACTTCAACAACATGGAGGACGGGATCGAGGACGCGCACATCGGCGCGCACCTGATTCTCAACGGCCTCCGGCAGCTGGGGTGGAGGACGGAGGATCTGGAGAAGGCCACCGTGCAGGAAACAGGCACCGTCAACCTGACCAACACGCAGCAGTTCCCGTTTAACGACTCGAAGAAGACCGTAGCCCTGACGAACGTGAGAGATAACCTCAACTACATTGTCGTGGTTGTCAGCAAGACCGGCAGCGGCAACATCGGCGAGATTGAGATCTCCGACCGCCAGGTGAACGGCTTCAAGATCGAGTTCACCGGAAGCGCGGCCAGCGCGACCGTGGTCTACGCTGTGATCGGAGGTTATGACCAATGAGCTACAAAGTTGTGAAGCGCGGGGATGAATACCACGATGAAAGCTATCGGGAATTCATCCTGGAAGCGGAAGCGGATGTTTCCGATCTTCCCACAGATGCCGCGGCCGGAAGCGTAGCGTATCTGCAGGACATGACGAAGACCTACATGCTGGGCGCTGACGGCGTATGGCGGGAGGTGTGAGCCATGGACGTGTTGACCCTGGCCAGCGCGAAGAAATACGCCAAAGCCCTGGTTGAGGCCATGGGCGGTGATGTCGAAGAGCTGGAAAGAGCGATCGCGCAGATTGAAGAGGATATGGGCGATCTGGGGGACGATGTGAGCATCGTCAACCTGGACGGCGATACAGCCTCGCAGCTGATCATCAACCGGCTCCGGCAGCACATCTGGCAGAACGAGGAAGAAGCTCCGGTCTGTGAGGAAGGCAGCGTCACGCTGACTAACACCGGTACATTCCCGTTCAATAACTCCCAGCAGACCGTTGCCCTGGTAAAGCCGCAGAAGAACACGAAGTATGCCGTGATTGCCGAGGATCCTGTCAAAGGCGATGTCGGCGATATCGTGATCAGCGGAAAGCAGACAAACGGTTTCAAAATTGAATTCACGGGAAGCGCGAAAACAGCCACCGTGAAATATATTGTGATTGGAGGAATCATCGAATGATTATCGTGGAAATGAACGAAGGACAGAAGATTGAATATGACATTCAGAACACGGCCACCAAGAAGAAGATCACCTTTGACGATGATCTGACCATCAACCTGGCGAAGCGCGAAGAAGACTGGCCCGTGCACATTGACGTCTGTTATGACGAGGATCGTGAGCTGGTCATCGGTACCGCCGCCGGCCGCGCCTATGTCGCGCAGATCGATATACCTGCCCGGGAATACACCGAGACCGTTGATCCGGAAGATCCGGAACAGATCATCCGGACGCCCGTCCCGCTCGATCTGGACAAGTGCACACTCTCCCTGTGGAGCATTGAATAAGGAGGTACGAAAAGATGGCTGCTAACTTTGATCTTTCCGCGTTGGCTGTTGCTGCGCTGGCTCCCGGTAATGAAATGATTTTTGATGACAAGGGAATCCCTTCCATCATGGTGAAGGTCCCGAAAATGACCTATGCCCAGCTGGGCCTTGGCGCTTCCACTGCTACCTTCCCGGCCTTCATCGTGAACGGTCAGGAAGTTGACGCGATCTATATCTCCAAGTATCAGAACATCGTGCAGAACGGTCGCGCCTATTCTCTCCCCGGACAGGATCCGAAAACCAGCATCACCTTTGATGCTGCTCTGTCTGCCTGCACCGCGAAGGGTGCCGGCTGGCATCTGATGTCTGCCTTTGAGTGGGGCGCTCTGATTGCCTGGTGCGAACAGAACAACTTTATCCCGCTTGGCAACAACAGCTACGGAAAGCATTCCAGCGAG